CTTTTGAAACAAACTACAACGGGGGCAGCGACAACTGGGGAGTAGGAGGGGCCTCGGAACTAGAGCCGATGGTCTTGTCGGCGTATGACGAGAACTTCGCAGTTGCGACCCATGGAGCGAATGTTGGGGCGAGGGCGCGACCTATTATTACTGTTCCAAGCGCAACTCCGGGTTACGCGGCCATGCAGCCCCCGGGAGACTTACACCTGTGGCAGGCTCGGCCCGGGATCGAGCCCGTGGGAGGAAACCATAACTATCTCGCAATCATCGGGATTGATTTCTACGCTCCGCAGAGAAACCCCAGTGCTATGGAATATATTGGGGCATTCAACGTCCAAGACTCGATCCCAGCCATTCATGTTCCTCAAGGGATAACCGGAATACTCATAGAGGACGTTCACGCCCATTGGTTTTCTGGTGGCGTTGCGGTCGATGTGGCAAACTTCGATGTGAACATCCGGCGCAGCCAAATTGATCACTGCTATGGAAGCAGGGCTCTCGGCGCCGCCATCGATGATGTTAAGTCTGCCGGCGGTGTATTTGTGTCAGGGTTCAGCTTTGAGGAAAACGTACTTGATCTGTGCGGTTATACCGATCCTAACTTTTCACCTAGTTCGGGAGACAACAGAAGCCGTAACGCATACCTCCAGTGGGATGCAATCTTTGGCAACCGAAGGGGAAACACCAGCACAAGAAGCGGCTCGGAAGATTTCCAGTTCCGTGCCGGTGGGCTGATTGACAACAACTTTACCTACATTGGGAGTTTTGGTTTTGATGTAGGACACAGCGAGGGCGATCCTCCCCTGACGAGTGCTACTACTTCTGTAAACAATGTGGTGACGTATGCGGGGTCTCCGTCTCCTATTGCTCTACAGGCCATAGGGTTGAATTTCTATAACTCCAATAACGTGTCGGCCTCCAACAACCTCATAGCACACATCAATAGCTCAACTACAACCCCCGCGTCCACGTTGTACGCCGCTACGGAAGCCTACGATGGAGGCAGTAGCAACCTTGCGTTTTCCAGCCCAGGCAGTGGCGGTGTTCCTGGATGGTACGGTTGCGTGGGTGGTCCTAGTAGTCTTGTTGGTGGCCATGGAACCCAACCGTCAACTTACAGCATATTGATTGATGGCACTGGGAAGGCAACGACCTATCTTCTTGTCGAGCCTCATACAGACACATACGCCGTAGGGGATGTGCTGACTCCTCCTGCGGGCTATCCCAGCATCAACACGGCAGGGACCACGCTCTCTAACGCTGGCAGCGGTGGCGCGGCGGGGGATTATGGCACCGCATTTGCCAATCCTGGTTGCGCCCCTAATGTTTCTGACACCACGGTGCAGGCCGTTGTTGGTATTCCGCTGACCAATTTCAGCGGCAGTATGGCAGGGTTTGGGGCGAGGGCCATATTCACTGTTGGCGGTGGCGGTACCGTCACCTCATACACGATTGTTGGAACCGGCCAGCAATATCAAGTGGGTGATGTTCTGACGGCATCTCCCGCTGACGTTGGTGGCCTGACTGGCCTGAGGATCACGGTGACCGCCGTAGCCCATCTGAGCGGGTGGGCGGTGACCATAACTAGTGTGACCAGCCAGGGGGTCCACGGCCTGAGTTTTACCGGGAACACCGTCTTTGATATGGGTCCTGCCGGGCTCAGTGACGCGGGCGGAACACACGACTCACCACAGCCCGGCGGTCCCGGCAGCGGCGCGGCAAATGTCTTTACGCCAAACACGTTCTGTCCAACAGCGCAGTTCACTGGCGTCATAACCGGGACCAACAGCCTAGCGACGAGTGCTCAAGTGACCGGGAGTGTGGCTATCGCAATTGGGCAGAACCTCGCCGGACCCGGCGTTGCGGCCAATACGACGATCACGGGCGGATCAGGATCGAGTTGGACCGTATCCCCCAACCAGAATGTCAGCAGCACGACGATGTATTCCTACACATGTGCGCCAACAACCGTGTTCCCCCATCCTGAGAACACAGTGACCACCTACGCTGCCACTCTCGGACTTACCGCTACCATTGATGGCTATCTCTACGGCAACGGGACATCGACCGGCGCGATCAACAACTACAAAAATCTGCCTTGGAATCCGGCCTTGACGGCGAACAACGGCCTCAACCCTTACATCCGGCACGGCTTCGGGATGACTCCATGACCTGGCCCACCACATTCGGCACGTTGCTCGGCGGCGATGAGCCGCTTTCCCTATTCGACGGCATGTTCAACCAGACTGCCGCCATGATCCAAATACCGTGCTCGGCCTCGGGCAACAACGCTGTGTCGCTGACGCCGCTGATTAACTGCCCGGCGCTCACGGCGTACAACGAACTGGGTGGGTATCGGTTCAGGGCCAACGGCAATTCCTCAGGCGCGGTCACGGCCCAGTTCAACGGCCTCGGCTTCCTGCCGGTGTACCATGCCGATGGGGTCACCCAGGCCAACGTGGGAGACCTAGTGAATGGCCAGGAGTACGTCCTGATCTACAGCGCCACCTTGGCCGGTGGGTTTCCGGGGTTTTTCCTGGAGCAGCCGGCCATTGGCGGCGGGTCTGTGGGGCTTGGTGGGACCCCCGGTGGGCGCCTGACACTTACACTCAACACTCCGGTTATGACTGCAAACCAAGCCGGCACTGGGACCATATATTACGCTCCCTACACTAGCCAGTTTGTCCCCATATGGAATGGGTCAACACTTCAACAATACAATTTTTGTAGTTCTCTATCAGATCAGACCGGGTTGCTCATAAATATGTTGGGCAGCGCCAACTGGCCCATCAACAATGCTTTTGACGTGTTTGTTACCTTAAACTCCGGTGTTCCAATATTGGCCACTGTTCAGTGGACACAGCCAGGCCCTAGCCCGCCCCCTTCTAGGGCAACGGCACTTTCTATTTTTGGAGGTATGCTGACCAACGCAACTACCGCCACAATGAGAATAAACTCAACAACAACTATCTCAGTGCCAGCCAACCAAGGCACATTTGTTGGAACAGTTTATACGTCGCCCACTGACGGTGAATCTCAATGGATTTATGGGGGGGCAGCATCGGGTGGAACGGCGGCATCCTTCGGCCTCTGCAACTACTACAACAAGGTGTTGTTTAACACCGTCGTTGAGGACAATGGGGCCATCTATACATATACAACTGCCACTGCTAGGCAGGCCAGAGCAAGCGGCGGAAATCAGATTTCATACATTCAATCGGACAGCGAGCGGGCTGCTAATTTTAGCTATTTAGCCGATGGAACTACAACTGCCAACTCGGGCGCTGGCATGATCGTTGGAGTGGGGATTGCCAGTAATGCGTTTAATGTTTATTCCGAAATTACAAATTCAGGGGCGGCTGCTTCTAACATTGCTCTGAACACTCCATTTTCTATTTCTTCGACTGGACTCAGGATAATCTTTGCCATAGAGCAAGGCGATGGCAGTTTTGCCAATACATTTGATCGCTCCAGTGCCAATCAACTATTTGGGGCTATATGGCTATGACCATCACCAATCTAGGTGCCTTTGACGCCACCATTCGCGCCGCCTGCCCCGACATCGATGGGGTGGCTGCGGATGGCCACATCTTCTTCCAGCCGGCCGCCACTGCACAGCAAAAGACAGCCGCGGCAACGGCTGCGGCGGCCTACGTGGATGTCCCCGCTCAGGTACTTGAGGCGAGTGCACTCCTGACCAGACTTACCGATCAGGAATACACCGCCTTTTTTACCTTCGCCCAGAACCATGTTCAGTTACACCGGGTCCTCTACGCGGTGCGGCACGTAGACTTGTCCATGTCCCAGGTTCAGACCTTGATTGCGGCCTTGGTGACGGCGGGTGTGATTACTCAGCAACGGGCTACTGCGGTGTTTGTAGCTCCCCCGTCTCCAAGTCCATCCGTTCAGTTGGCTCCTCCATAAGCCTGCGTAGCTCCTCGCCCATGCCGCCCAGCATGGAGCGTTGCGCCACGGTGAGGGGCCGCCAGAACTCCTTGAACGCCACCTCCCCCTGACGCGCCGCCGCCTGTGCGGCCTCGGCTAACTCCTTCATGGAGGGCGGCGTCGGGGGATAGTGCAGAACCTCCAGCTCCTCTTTCCCGTCCACTGCGTCAGCCTTATCGACATCACCCGTGTGGACCGCCTTCATCGCATTAGGGGCCGGTACCGGCGGCTTCTTGGCCCCCGGTATGCTCTCCACCTCGGATTCGTCAAGCCATCCCAAACCACAAATCGAGAGCGTAGCTCGCCGCTTGCCCTTGGTAATGGCCTTGAGTTCCGCGTTGGCCCTAGCCTCACCCTTGAGCGTGTCCGGGAAGGCCACGCACCCGAGGTCTTCGTCAACCCGGCCATCCGGCAGACTCGCCTGCACATGGACGGTCAGGATGCCCTCGGTCACGTCCCGGCTAACGATCTTGAGTGATACCTTGTTGATCTGCCGCAGTTGGTCCGCGCAGGCACGAAGGGCGTACAACGTCAGTTTCCCGTTCAAGGTAATGTATTCAAACGGGCGCGTCAGCGGGTTGAGGCCCACGCTCTTGCAGACGGCATGATAATATTTTACCCGCTCATCTGGTGTTAGTTTGGCTAAGTCTCCTTTAATTATAACAGACTCTAGAGCATCGTCGCCGGTAGGGGTCTTAGTTGGGAGTGACATTGTTTCTCCTGTTGTACATGTACATGCAGGAACGGCAGTAACGCCGTCCTTGGTATAAGATCAAATTTCTCCCCTCATAGGAGTGACCTTGAGGGCAATGCGTCTTCACTTTTTGATGATCACCCAAATAGGCCCTCCCCTTAGAGCGGGAGTCATCGTAGTTGTCCTTTTTTGATCCCAGAAAAAGATGATCTGGGTTTACACAAGATGGAACATCGCAGCGGTGACAAACAAGAACCCCATCTGGTATGGGGCCATTGTGAAGTTGCCAAGAATATCTATGTGCTCCGGTTCTCTTGGCGCCAACATAGACAAGACCATAACCTCGCTCATCCGCTATGGCACCCATCCATATCCAACACCCCGACATTGGCTCAGGAATAACTCTTTTGAAAAACCCCTCCTTAGTCATTCATCCCTCCTGAGTGACAATCTTCCTGCTCTATCTCGCGTTATCCTAACACCATACCCAAAGCATTTCTTGGCGTCGGCCGGCACCATGGCCTTGAGCGCCTTCTCCCTGTCCTTATTTTTGACGGCTGCGTCCTGTGTTTCCAGCCAATCAGCCGCGTCGGCGGCCCAGTAGTTGTTGCCAGCCATGTCAATGATCTTGGTGGCGTCGGCCGGCGGCGGCACGGGCTCCAGATCGACGGGCGGGCGGCGCAGCGCGACACACAGCATGAACTGCTCGCCGCGCTTGACCATCTCCGCAATGTAGGCATCGTCGCGGTCGATGTATTCCACGATGGGTTCGTTGGCCCCCATGATGACCGACAGAGCGCATTGTTGGGCTCCGCTGACAAACATTTGCCACTGGCATTGGGGCTGGTATCTGTCAATCAAAACCTCAAGCGGCTCACGCCCGCCACAATGTTTGCATTCACACGGACAACCCAAAATTGGGTCCCACCCGTCCAGAGTGGCCGCCGCCCAGTTATGGGTGGAATGAGAAATAACCTCACCTCGGCGGCTCAGAACACACCCGCTTTTGCGCTCATACCATTCCAAGGAAAGAGACTCCGTGGCTTCACCCAACCTGACAGGCCATATGTGATCTAAATTTTCGGGCTCTGCCTGGTTAGTCATCTCAAGGTATAGCTGCATGATTTTTTCTTTATCCCCCGTCATTAAGCAGGCAACGCGGGAA